GTTCAGGGCACGAATCCTGAGCCCACCGGTTCTCCGGGATAGGTCGATTATTTTGTGGGAACGACCAACGCCACACTCTGTCTCTACAGTGCGAGGAACTCCAGAACGCCTGTCAGGAGCGGATTGGCGTTTCCGGTCTGGAAAAGGTACTCCTTCCCCTTCTCGAAAAGTGCCGGTACCGCCGACGAGACTGAATGGTACGCGACGCGGTGCGTCTCACCATTCGGCGTGTAGGTATCGAGCCAGTTTCCTGAACCACCAACTTCACGCAGCAACGACGCAGCGGTGAAATTGCCCGCACTGGTCATGCTCGTAATCGGCAGCAGCTCCTTCGTCGCGAGCGACTTCAGCGTTTCCGCACCCGTCACCACGAAATTTCCGACAACCTCGCCGATCTGCCCTGCGAAGGGGAGACCGCCAGAGGTGTCCAGATCGATGATCGTGGTGCCCGAATGCTCCGGCCGCATGAGTGACGGCTGGCAGAACTCGACAACGTAATGAACGTGGAGTTCGCCAACAGTAGCAGCGGCCGAGGCATTCACCGCAAAATGAATGCGGCCGACGTCATACGTCTTCGAGTCGCTCGTGACAGACCCGCCTCGCACAAAGTGCCAGTCGGTGAAACGATCCATCGCGCTACGCGGCACATCCAATTTCAACGGTGACCAAATCGGTCCGGAAATCGAATTACCGTGAGCTGCGAACTCGATCGCACTGGTCGGAGCCTCGTCAAGCGTGTCGGGGTCGAAGAACATCCTCACATTGCCGGCTGTCGTAGCAGGCAAGAGTGGGACGAACTCAAACGAGAGGTTCGTGAATCGGTAGAAATCGAACTGGTTCGCGATCGGGTGGAGCCACGAAAAGTGGTCCATTCCCGGATTCACGGCCAGCGCGACCAACGGCTCAAAGCCAGCGCCGGTGCACACTGGAACAGCGAAGAGTTCGGTGTTCGCAACACTGAACCCACCTCTGCGCGGCGCCGACACTACCTCAGTCTTCGCAACTGGTGCCCGAACTGGGCGCATCGAGACAGAAAGGCCCATTTTAGGCATGGACCGAGCCTTCTTTCGCCCACCATCAGCAGGCTTCTTACCGCGAGTCGACGGCAGTGTTCTTAGTTTTACTTCTCGGCGGCTGGATGCAAGCCGCCAGAAGAGGCGCCGGCGCACGGCGACAGGCCCGTGGTCTTTCACTGCACAATTAAGTGTGCAATGACAAACCATGAGCCGTCAGCCTGTGGAGGGCCCGTGGTCCGCAGCCGCACAATTGATTGCGCGACTGTGAACCACGAGCCAACCACTCGTGCGTCTGCACCCGGTGCGCTCTCGCGCACTGGCGCCTCAGTTGGCAAACGCGAGCGAACACCCGTCGGTGTGCGTCCGCAGCTGCCACATGTCGAGCGTGTGAGGGTACGACTCGGCCAGGTGCGCATTCAAACTGTCGCACTCAATCGGCCCGCCGTCCCACGACTCGATGTACCGCTCAGCCTCAAGCTGTGCGGCCACACTCAACCCCCACTTACGAGACACGAATTCTCGCGCCTCCGGGGTCGCGCCATATTGACACCGACGCAGCATCGCGTCCATGTCAATCTTCGCCTCGACGAAACGATCCCACCAGTCTTCTGGCGGGAGTCGTCGGGCGTGTCCGTACCGCGCGACGATAGCGGCGCCAAGCTTACCCAACACTGGCGTGGCATTCCCAACGGCAACCAAAGAGAATCCCTTCGACAGCATCAAGCTATCCTGGACAGCCGCACCGCCG